GCTCCAGTCGCTCGGGCGGTCGTCCATGACAACTCCCGAGCCCGGCTGAACGAATCGACGTGGGGCCAGTCTTTAGCCTGGGGATCGTTCTGGTAGGTGAGGATCTGGTGTGGCAGGTCCAACTCTCGGCAGATGGTGCGGATCACCTCGTCGCTCAGATCTTGTTCCTGCGCTCCGATGGCGATGACGAATACAGCAGAGTCTACGGCAGGCCGAAAGGCGCGGATGAATCGCTCAATCACGTCGGCTTCGTTGCCGACGATACAGGCCAGACAAATTAAGGGTGAGTCAGTCATAGGTGCTCAATGTAATGCAGTTGCGGAAAAAGATCGTCTGAAAAATACGCAACAAAAAGGCCCACTCACCATTGCTGGCGAGTGGGCCGAATTGTTGCCGACTCAGCTACTAGGCGTAGTTGGTCGTGATGAGGATACCAGCGGTGTTGTCGATGATCTTCTCTGCGACGTTCTGACGGACGCGCATGATGTTCGACCGACGCTCATCAGAGCGATAAGTCTCAGGCGTGAATAAGCCGGTGGTGTCCTTGGACCATTGGATCGTCCGTCCCAATCCACCAGCGGTATACTCGCCGCCCTGCACGTTGCCGACGAGGATGTAGTCGTCAGACCAGACGAAGCCACCAGCAAACGTCTGACCTTTGGCGGCGGTGTTTTTTGGTGCCTTGCCGACGTAGAGCGTCTCAACGCCAAGAGCTTGCGCAATGTCCTGTTCGGATGGCAGGGCGCGTTGGTTGGCTCCACGAGGCACGACGCCGTAGATCTGATTCTGCATCAGCTGCGCCCGGCGGAGGCGGTTGAAGACGTTCTGCGACATGACCACAGCGTTGGCGATACAGCCTTGCTTGAGGAGGGCCGTTTTGGCGTTATCCACATCGCTCGCTGGATCAGTGGTAGCCACGTTGGCCGTGGTGTAAGCGGCTGCGCGAGTGATAGCCGTCGCGCTCCAGCTTCCGGTCGCGAGCAACAAAGTCGCCACACGAGCCTCGTAGGAGATCTTGAGTTGACGCTCCAAGAGCATCGCTTCGGTCGCTTCCAGATTCATGAAGCGGTTCACTTCAGCCTCGTAGCTGTCGTCCACAATCGACTCCAGACCATACTCTTGAGTGTCGTAGGTGTCGGTCGAGAAGGCGCGGTTGACGCGAGCGTAGCCGTTGCCTTGCTCGCGTGGTTGCGCGTCGGCATTAAGGAGCTCGGCGGCTGCCAAGTTCGCTTTCATGTAAATTCCGCGCCGGGCATCTTCGGGTTTCACAGGCAGAACCTGATCGGCGATGAAGAGCTTGTTGAAGTCTGCGTTTGCCTGTTGCACCAGCGCGTAGATGTCCGCCCGTGGTGTCGCTTGTCCATTCGTGTAAGCCATAAGTCGTTAAAAAGTAAAGGGTTGAGGAGTTGAGGAAATTAGAGTTTGCCGATGAATTCGACGATGATGCCGTTGGACGCAACGCCAGCTTGCAATCCGCCGACCGCAGTTGGCCATGTGGTGGCGGTGCGGGTGCCGATGTAGCCGCCGGTGATCACCGCGTATTCGGTGCCTGGAGTAATCGCGGTGCCAGACACCTGCGCCATAAAGGTGCCAGGAGCAGTCCAGAGTTTGACGCCACCGTAGCCAGCGTCGGCAATGTCCTGTTGGAGGACACCGATGCCTTGAGTGACACCGCCAGCGGCGGCTTTGATCGTGCCGTCCGACTGGACGTCAACGACGAGGTAAGCAGAGATGGCTCCAGAAGCCTGAAAGGTTCGGAACCCGAGATCGTTTTGCGTAGACATAGTTTAGAGAGTGTTGAGTTGGTTGGTTGAGTGGATTACCGGACGTTGCGGGACTCCGCGTATTCCGTGCTGAAGTTTTTGATGCAGTGAAGCATGGCTGCGTTTTTGTCGCCATCGAAACGCTTGGTCTCGGTTTCGACGATTTGGGCAAAGGTCTTTTTCCCGGCGAGTGGCATGGCTGCTCCACCAGCGGGAATGACAACGCCGAGCTTGGAGGCGAAGGCTTTGATGGCGAGAGTCGCGCCCATTTCGGCGGCCTTCTTCATCGCATCCTTCAAGGCAGCTTCTTGTTCCGCTTCCGCGTCGGTATCGATGTCGATCTCCAGCTCTTGCACTCCTTTTGCTTTCGGCGTCACGGTTGGATCGGTAATGTTGGGATCGGTGCCGGGATCGGTGTCGTTAATTTGTGCGTCGTCAAAAGCCTTTTTGAAAGCCTTGTACTCCGTCATGTGATTCGCAAATTCCTCGGCCAACTTGGCTAAGGTCTGAGCGGTATCAGCCATGTCGGTCGTCGGTGATTTTGGAGAGTCGGTTGGTGTGTCGGTTGCCATAATGTTTGTGCTTAGTGATTTGGTTTTAGGTGATGGTTGAGATTCGTCAATGGGGTAAATGGCCGAGTAGAATAAAGATTTATTGGCAGCAGGATCGCTGACCAGTGATGCGGTAATGACCTCGTCGCACCTTGCTACACAAGTGTTTGCGACCTCCTCGTCCACTCCGGTGAACTCCAGAGAGATACCGATGTGCGTAGGATTCTTGCGAGCGATCTCAAAGATTTTCGCAGCCTCTTCTTCGCTCTCGTAAATGTGTAGGTCAGCGCAGACTCGCCCATTCTCCAGAACAAAGTTGTCCACGAATCCAGCGGTCGAGAACACTCCGCTCCCGTGGTCAGCCTTGACCTTGATGCTGCCTTTTTCGAGACAGGATTTATAAACTTGAGACAGAGTGGTCTGGTCCACATGCATTTGCCTTCCAGCGTAATCCCTGTGTCCTTTGGCTTCGCCGATGGAGATTAGAGAGACTCGGTGAATGCAGTTGTTGGACTCGTCTACGAGTGCCGACGTGGACTGGCTGTCGTTGCTTTGGAAGGTGGAAAGAAATATTGGCATGGTGTGACTTGTAAGTTTTTCGCCTGACTGAATCTTTTCTGCCTGCCGATCAAACCAGTCTCGAGCTGGCTGCGGATCGAGTGGGTTGATGCCCCACAAATAATGTGCGACGGCACCGGCACCGGGCCACTCTTTGTCGTCAGCGTTGCTGTTTTTGCCAGCGTCCAGATCGACCTTGTGCCGAGCTCCCCAGGCACTCGCCTTGATAATCTTCTCGTCGCTGACTTCGCCCGAGGCCATGCGCCTGGCGGCGTCCTTCGTGCCTTCGGTCAGACCGTCGCCACCTTCTCCGGCGCGAAGAAATTCCAGTCCGCGTTTGGCGGCGTTGATGATGTATTCCGGCGGTTTCATTTGTCCTTCTGTAGTCCTTGAAGGTGTGACTCGACTTCCTTGAGCAACTGCGCCCGAGTCTTGTCGCCGTCGTAAATTGCGTAGGCAGCGGCGATAGCTTGATCGCGTGGGAGCTTATCCATCAGCAAGCTGACCAACTCGCGCAGGGTGGCGGCGCGTAAATCTTCGGGATCGATCTTGACGTCAAACTCCGTGACCATTCGCGCCGATGCTTCTGTCGTGCTGGCGTCGGGCTCGGTGCCGGGAGCAGGTGCCACGGTCGATACTGACTCGCTCTGAGAAATGTTGGTCGGCTTGGCCATGCCAGATCCGAATACTTCTTCGACGGTGAAGCCTTCGGCGGCAGCCTTGTCGCGCTTGATCTTCGCCCACCGCACCATATCGCTGGCGACCTTCTCGGGATCTTGTGCGTCCTCGGTCCAGTAGTTGAGTGGGTTAAGCAGTCCGCTCTGGAACAGCGAAACATTGGCGGACGACTCGCGCCCGATGTCGGGCTGTGGATGCGGTCGGTAACTCCAGCGACCACGGCAGATCTTGTCGGCAGAGCTGACCGGAAAGATGCCTTTGGCGATGGCGTCCATCAATGCGGCGTCCTTCATCCGATGTGCCAGCGGTGCCAGCACTCGTTGTCCCCTGGTGAACTCAGCCTTGGCTTGCTCGCTCTCCAGTCGGCTCGAGACGCCACCAAGGTTAGTGGCGTCGAGGCCGAACGAATACGGCAGGTTGTAGCTCATGCAGGTCATCTTGAGGAGCATGGTCATGAGATATTGCGACTCGGGACCGGGCGAAGATGTGTCGGCAAACTTGATGTCCTGACCGGCGGTCAGATGGTTGATCTGTCCGAACTGGATGTCCTGAGCCATCGCGCTTTGCTGGTTGTCGAATTGGCTCGATGCGTAGCCGTCCATCGCTCCGATGCCAGCCGACGCGCCGGTGCTGTTGGTGAAGATCGTGAGTGCAGATGCGAGCTTCGCTTTGCCTTTGGTGAACTCGATCATCTCATAGAGATCGCGCAAGTTAGCCACGGCGGCGTCCAACTTGCTCACACCACGATAGGCGTCCAGTTGCATGGCGTCCATGTAGTGGACGAATTGCGACGCTGGCACATCGATGGGGTCGGTATACTGACCAGCCGCCATTCCACGTTTGAAGACTCGGTATCCGACTGGCTGACCATGTTCGCCAATCAGCACACCGCTGACGTAATCCTCGCTGACGATGTTCTGGTAAACGCCACCCAACCTGTCTGGCTCAATGGCTTGCAGGCGAAAAGGTAACTGAATCAGTTCGTCAGGCGACATCGACGGATCACTGCCGGGGCGAGTGAATACCCAGCCGTAGTCTCCGCCACGATTCATTCCCAGCACGCCAAACTCGAGCAGTCGGAAAAAGTCGGCTCGATTTGCGTGATCGCATTTCGGAAACCACTCGTGGTTCAGCCACTCCTCGACCGCCACGTCCAGTATGGTATCGCCGGTCTGCGCGTGGTAGCCTTGCGGAGCCACATACATTGCGTATTTGCGGTTGAGCGTTTTGGCTGGCGCAAAGTTGTTCTCCAAATCGGTGGCTTCGCGAAGCAGTTGGAGCCGGTCGCGCTGGACCTGAAAAGAGTTGGGTGCGATCTGTGCCGGTGCGTTCTCGCGACGGTTGGTGTAGGACGCTCCGTCGTACTTGAACTCGTGGAGCAGACGCTTGGCGGCCATGCGACGCACACCTGCCATTGGCGCAATCGCGTTGATCGCTCGGTCGAGGAAGTTGGGAGCGAGTGGGTTATGTGGTGAGTGTGCAGCCATTGGTCAGTCTATTGATTTGCGGTTCCTCGCCCGATGGATCGGTTGAAGTTTGCTCGCACGTTCATTGTCCGCGCACCGCTCAATAGTCCAGCGGCATAGTTGCATTCTTGGATTAGATCTTGGGCACTCTCCAGCGAGGGGAAGCTGAAAGAGCGTCCTGCGATGGAGTAACTTACGCCACGCACCGAGCTCGCAATTATGCAGGTCACGGCAGCGGTTCTGATTTCGGTGAGTTCGGTTGAGGAGAGTCCTACGAGTGTTCCTTTGACGGCCATATGACCTATGCATAGTCGATATCCGCATTAGGGCAAGAGGGTTGCGGGTTCCGGTGGCGGTCCGTCATTCGTCAGGTCAGCCGGGTCGGCGGTGGCAAACAGCACTCGACGAATGCGCTGGTCAAGCAGTGCGCTGACCAAGCTCATCTGATCGCAGTCGAGCAGATGGTTCGCTTTGCCTTTGCTGACCGTCCATAGCCATTTCTTCTGACCGGCCTTATCGACTTCCTGCCGCTTGAACTCGACGCTGGTCTGCTTCTGATACTCGTTGCTGACGTTTTGCGGTGCCGTAAATCGATAGGCACTCATGCCTCCGCGCATGCGGTGATACATATTTTTGATCGGTTGCTGGCACCAGAAAAAGTAACGAGCCTGGCGAACCTTGCCACCTTGCCCGATGCCGACGTGCCCTACGTTGACCGAGGAGAATGGATATTTTCGGACGATGCGCTGACCGTTAAATTCCTCGTGGTGAGGAAAGTCTCGGCGGTTGGTCGAGTCTCCCCACAGTCCTTGCCAGCCGTAGCGGACGCACACCTCTTGCACTGCCGACGTGTCAAAGGCAATGTCCACCAGCGTTCGACCAGGATCAACTCCGAGCTCGATGCGGAGCTCCTCCAACTCCTCCCATGTCGTGATGCGTCCCTCATCAATGATGCGGGATTCGGTCGGCCCATAGGCACGGCAGACGTACCAGCGGTGCGCTCCCTCGCCTTTGCTGGCTCGGCCAGCTTGGTTGTCGATGGTTAAGAATCGTCCGATCTCTCCGTCGAAGATCTCGCGCTTCAGGTAGTTGCCTTTGATTCGGTCAAACTCGACGCTCGTCTCAGCGTCACTCGGCGACTCGTCCCACGCCAAGGCCCGACGCTTCTGGATGTAGTCACGAAGTGGTTCGATGGCTCCTTGCTTTGCCGCCGCGCTGGCCTTGAGCTTCTCCATGACCATTGCGCCCAGCTCAAAGTAATGGACGCTGACAGCCTCCCAGTGGAATGACCGGTGATGCGCTGGAGCGTTCGGGTTGGTCACCTCGTATCGACCGAGACCAGCCTGCCGACGTCGAGAGATCTCGTCAGGTGGCCAGTCCACTCCGCAGTGCTGGCAGTTGTATCGCACCAACGGCAGGATCTTCGACCAGACGAATTCGCCTGTCTCGGTAATCGTCTCCTCGGTGCGTGGAAACTTGAGGCGATCCTTGTCGTCGGTGAGTCGTTGGAACTGGTTGCAGGTCGGGCACGGCACTGTCCACTCCTCGCAGGTGCCGTTGTTGAAGGATGCGTCCGACTCGTCACCCAGAACCGAGCCGGTGGAGAGCGTCAGGATCTTGTTGTTGCGGACGCCTTCGACGCGCTTTTCAAAGGCTGACATGATGCCAGGCCGGTACATGTGTGGCTCGTCCATAGTCAGATATCGGACGCGCTTGCTCTGTGCGTTGGAAAGGTTTGCGCCGACGCAGTAGAAGGACATGCTCGGCAGGACGATCTTTTGCACTCGCTGTTTATGTCGGTCGCTCGGGAGCTTTTTGGCAAGGAACTCGTTCTCCTTAAGCATCGGCCCGATGCGATCCTCTAGCCAATCGGCGGCGTCAGGATCACTCTGCGCCACCATGTAGTACATGCCCGGCTCTGAGTCGATGCACCAGGCTAGGTGGATCTCGCCGATCAGCGACTTGGCAGAGCCAGCCGGACCGCGCACGTCCACTCGGCGAATGGTCGAGTCGCTCATGGCTCGCAGTGGCTCGATCAGCCACGGCGACTCTTCAGCCACATACATGGGATAGCGAGTTGATTGCGGGAGCCTAAGCACGCCGTCGTATTTCTCGACCATCGATCCGTCAAATTTCTCTGGCACCGCCCACTCGGCGACCTGCGCCAGCCACCGTTTGTTCTCTTCGATGGTCGCCATTATTTCGCGTATTGGCCGAGGTAGAGTTTCACCTCTTTGGCGATGGAGTTGTAGATGCCTCGGTCGAGTGACTGGTCGAGGATCTCAAAGATCTTGGTCAGGTGCGTTGTCCATTCGGTCTTGACCAGGTCACGGTCGATGACTCGCTCCTTGGCCTTATCCAACTCAAGCTCAGCCTTGAGCGTTTGAGCTGCGAGTTTGCGCGATTCCATCTCAGCGTCGGTGACTTCGCTATTCATCGTTGGCGCAAGTCCGGCAGGTAATGGGTTGTCCTTGAGCCACTCGAGCAGGTCCACTCGATAGATTCTCCCACAGCGAAAGCCGACACAGCCACCGGCCTTTGCTCGCTTGATCTCGGCGAGTGGGATCTCGAGAATTTTCGATGCGCTGGTCATCGCGTCGAAGCTCGGGACAATTCTTTTGTTTTTATTCAGCCGCGCTGAAGTTTTCTTTGTCATTGGATGTTGCAATTATAATTCTTTCGTAAGTGAGACGCCCTCCGGGATGCCCCATGAGAAAACGTCGCAACCACGCTGACCC